CGGAATGATGGTCATGACTTCGATGGCTAACCTTTCGGTAGGCTATCGTGAAGCATCTATTGCTGATCTTTGGACCGGAAAAACCCGTATGCCCAAGGAGTTGCAGAACGTCGTTAAGGCTGTGACCCGTCAGCAGTTTGGTGAAACCTCACTGCGTACCCTTCTTGTCAAAGGGGAGCAGGGTTTTCAGTCTTTGGTTTCAGATGCGAAAGACATCATCGTGGTTAAGTCGCTGATCGTTCCAATTGTGAACACACAGGCGAACATCATTCAGCTTGCTACAAGTGGTGTGCCTCTGAAAACCATTCAGAAGCAATATCGTTCGAAACTGGCTGAGATCACTGAGTTCAACAAAAACCACATGAAGATCATGGAACTGGAGAACCAGTATCACATGACTCAGGATCCTCGTCGTCAGCGTTTGATTCGTGACAAGATTCAAGTAATGAAGGATCTGAATGCGAAGATGACTATCGCTCCTATGATTGCTGCTGGTGCATACAAGCAGATCTCAGAGGGTATCGAGGGTCTTGATCGTGCTCAGACCACTGGTGGTCTTGCTGCATGGCTTGAGGCTCAGGCTGATAAGCTGCCTGATACTCTGTCCACGTTGTCGAAGAATGCTTTGGTTTCGAAGTCCACACAACTCTATCGGGCTGCCAACCGGGCTACCCAGTACGGTGACTTCTTGGCGAAGTCGATCTATTACGATCACCTGCTTTCGCAGGGTATTCCGGAAGGAGAGGCACTCGCTTTGATGAACGAGGAGTTTGTGAACTTCAGTGCTCTTCCGGGCCGTACTCGCTCTATGCTTGAGCGTAATGGTTTGACTTGGTTCATGGCATTCAAGATCCGGATCACCAAGATTGCTATGAAGCAAATGCGTGAAAATCCTGTTCGAGCCATGCTGTTGAATGGGATCACGGATACTGGATCTCCGATCCAAGACAACATCTTTACTGTGATTGGTGAAGGTCGGATGGATTATGCCACAGGGTTCGAGATGCTCTTCGGTGCTCCGGAACTGAACCCATGGGTCAATCTGATGAATGGGTAACAGGGGGGTCAGGGAAGCTATCCCTGACCACTCTATGCCCTGCACAGGATGACACTGGCTAACGTGTCTACGACCTACTCTGTGATGCCGTATGATCCGTCTAACAACAGGAGTCCAAGTCGCCGGAATTTGTTAAGTACCAACCGGGTGGCCAATGACTTTCTTGGTTGCCAAACCAACAAGGTCAATCCTTTGCTTCGTCGATCACAGCCCAGATAATGAAAAAGATGCCAGTGACGACGGCAATACCAATGAGGCCCCAGAATAGAAAGAAGCCAACAAAGGCCACAGCAACTCCGATGATTGCTGTGATGATGAGGGCAAGGACGATACCTACCGTCCCTGCCAGTGCTTTGAAAATGTTGCAGAACTTAGTCCACATCGAAGATACTTGACTTCTTGGGCTTCAGTTTCGTACCACCAGTTTCTTTGGGGGCTTCACTTTCAGCTTTTTCAGTTGTGGTCGGGGAGTCCGAGGATTCCTCTCCTTCGGAGTCCCCGAAGAGGTTTCCCTTGCCACCTGCTTTCGGAGATTCTTTCTCTCCGTCTTCAGCAGGTTGCGTCTCCGATTCACTTCCTCCGCTATCAGAGTCAGTGCCACTTCCTTCGTCGCCGCTATCAGCAGACTCTTCAGGAGCATCAGCAGCCTCCTCTCTCTTGGTAGCAGGCTTGCGTGCGTTCTTCCGGGGACGACCACCCTTGTTCTTCACGGGAGCTTCTCCCATGATGACTTCAGCAACGATCTCATCGTCATCGTCATTGTCTCCATACTCGATGGAGATTTCGACCGTAGCCTGATCTGCATTGGGCAGGGCAAGGGTCTTGACGTAGGCGTTCAGAGCATTCTGAATGTCCTCTTGATCCAGTAGGATTCTCATGTTTTCTGGCTCCTTGTTTTCCAGAATGTTGACTGTTGCAATGGCATGGCCGTCCAATGGACAGACGCCACCAAAGGAAAACGTGGACAGGATGATATGATCTTGGTTGTCATCCGGCAGTTTTCCACAATTCACCAGTGTGTCACTGAAATACTTATCAGCGATGGACCCGACATTCATGGTGTCGAGTCGCCCGTTCCTCGGTGCGAAGATCTCGTAGTGGATCCAGACCCTCTCTGCTGTAGGCTTATCCCTGAGTAACGGGGCTACCTCTTCTTCAAAGTTTTTCTTTTGTGTATTCAGGTGATGATGGTGCATGTTCCTGTAAACATTGAGATTTACCGGTTTGGTAGTTGTCTTGCTTACATGAACGTAAGTGGGGATCCGCACTGAGTACGAATCCCCAACCTCACCATCGAGTAGATCTGAAAGGATCAATCGTCGAACAGAGCCGACTTCTTCTTCTCGGAGGATCCACCAGCCGACTTCTTCGCACCACCACCAAAGGACTTGCCTTCAGCTTTGGTAGAGCGATCCCATGTCTTGCCACGGTTCTTCTCCAGCCACTTCTGGGCGTACTGACCATGCTCTTCATCCATCTGCTTGATGGCTTTGAGCAGATCACCGTCGCTCAGAACGTCGTCGAAGTCACCACCAAGGCTTTCCACATAGTGAGCCACCTCAGAGATGGTCACAGGCAGAGCTTCCGGGAAGAACTTCACGATCTCGTTGGTTTCACGAGTCTCGCCGGTAGGCTCATACTCACCAGACGATTCGTTCTTCTGGGTCTTGTCCACCACCTGCTTCTGAAGAGCCACTTGTAGGCTCTCACCGTGAAGCTCCACGAAGCAGTCAACTGCCTGCGGGATTTCACGCTTTGACTCGTAGTCATACAGGTTGAGAGTCTTCTCTTCGACATCCAGATCACCAATCTCTTTCGAGAGCAGCAGCATGGCGAGCGAGTTGACTTGGTTGTAGCCGGGAAGATTCTTCTCTTCACCGGACTTTTTGTCCTTGTACGTCACGTCACCAGAACCATTGGTCATCCAGATGGTGTGTGTTTGCTCAAGACCATTGATCTTGAGACAGAGGTTCAGGGATCGTGCTTCAGAGCGTTGGCTCTTGCCGATGTAGGCATACTTGATTTCTGCTGGATAGATATCCGTCTCAAGCGTGCCACCGCCACCGATGTAGTCGTCTTCGACCTTCTCGGATTTTACGGATTTCTTCTGTGCAAAGATGTTGCTCATCTGATTTCCTTCTCATTGATGAGGTAGTTTTTGGTCAGAGACCGAGAAAGAAGAGTTATTCGTCGTAGTACGCGATCATCTTCTTGATGACAGGAGCGATGTCGTTGTCGATGTACAACTCCTCCTTCTTCCACATTCCCATAGGAGATCGAATCCTGTCTCCGACAGTCTTCTTTGTGGTTCGGGTCTGGAAGACGTGCTTGAAACCAAGCTCTTCATCATCTTCAGTGATGTTCAGCATTGCATTCGGAGTCTTCTGAAGCTCCTTCATAGGCTGTTTGCTGACGTTGATCACAGTGGTGAAGTAGGCTTCCAGCCCCTTCTTGGCCAAGGCACCTTTTACGGGTACACGAGTCCGATACATCCCTGCTTCTTCATCAAGTTCTCGATCCAAGTGACCGAGATAGATGAAGAAAGCATCGACTTGAGACGATACAGTGATCAGTCGTTTGAAGAACTGACCATAATTACCCCAAGCCTTTTGGGTGTTGGCTGAGTCGAGAACGTGAATCGTTTCGTAGAGATCCATCATAAAGCTGATGGTGTCGATCACCACGAAATTGAATGGGCTGTTCTCTCCCAGTTCTGCAAGCTCTTCGAGCATGGTGATGATGTCTTCAGGATCGACAATCACCTTGTTCTTGAACTTGTTCTTGAAGGGTAGCGGTTTGCCACCCTCACAGTTGAGATACAGGACATCAGTTCTGTCTCTCAGTTCGTACAGGGACATTGATTTCCCTGCACCTGATTCACCACAAATCAGGATGCTGTGTGGATTGATATCTGTCATGGTTTCCCCTTACTTGGACATCTTGGAAGCCACTGATTTCAGGACAGTCGAATAGACTTCATCCTTCTTCAGTGGTGAACCAGAGTCCTGATTGAGCTTGACGACCTTCTTCTCGATGGTGTCGTAGTCTGCTCCTGCATCCATCAGCATTTTAGCATAATTGTGCAGGGTGTTATTCCTACCACCGACCTGCATATGGTTCAAGAACCAACGGTCGAGATTATCCATATTCCCAAGATCAATGATCGTCTGAACGTACTCATTGTTTGCTTTGGTTTTGGGAATAAATGGCAGTACATCAAGGACTTGTGGTCCACGATTGATGTAGATTTCAGCCATTGGATTGGTCCTCCACTTACGGCTACGCTGTTGTGCAGCAGTGTCCGTGTGGAATGGCAGCCACAAAGCAAAAGAGTCCATGAACTCTTTGTAGTCATCCTTCTCCAGATGAAGCACATAGTTGGTCGGAATGATCAGACGGAAGCGGTGTTCTTCGTCTGTGTGACTCTTTGTGGTGTAGGTGGCAAAAGTATAGTCATCCAGAAGAGTGTGGACCTGATCGAGTATTGGTCCATTTTGAATGACGTTCCCTTCCTTGTCACGTTCATGTCCGTCGATGTCGATGACCAGCATATTGAATCCGGGAATCACCTTGTCTTCAGAACGATGCTCACCTTCAAACTGATGATTACACCAGTGAAAATTCGGAGCTTTGAACAGTTTCTCAAGGTTCTCCAGTGGTTGAGTCACAGGCTCATAGTCATAAGCGAAATGATCGCTCATGCTGAACATCAGCTTGTTCAGATCAGTCTCCTGCAACGTCGAACCACTGAAGAACTCCACCGACTGGACGACGTTCTTGGTAATGACGACGTGGTTGCCCACGCCCCATGCCATCGCCAAGTCCATCATCTCCTTCCGTGCCACCGTAGAGGTGGGATAGTACGGAAGGTCTTCCACGAGGTCCGCATGAGTGAGGTTGTCCGGAGCAGCCGCAATGTACTTCGCCAATCGAACGAAGTTTCGTTCGCGCTTCAGAAGTTTCTGAAAGGACGCACCTGACTCTTCGGTTACCTTGATGGCTTGCCGTAGGTGGATGTCGGTGATTTCAGGCGACTCGTCGATGAATGCGTAGACACCCGCCAGCTTCAGGGATTTGAAGTACCTGTGCGACAGTTCTGCTTTCCGGATTTCCTCATGCTCGGGCATGGCATTCGCTTCAGCTTCACACTGAAGACGATATGCAGTCAGTTCCACACCCACAGGTTTGGAAACGTCGAGTTCGATTCCATGATACCGAGGGTCAGCGAACCTCTGGAAGTAGGTACGCCACTTCTGAAGAGCACTGGACTGCTGCTTTGACACCAGCCCATTGTAAACATCTTCAGGATCAACAGTGGCGAATTTGGTTTCGGATTTACCGATACCGAAGAAGCAACGTCGAGCGTAACCAGTTGAAAGCATGGAGTAAAACTCCTCTTCCACCTTGGCTCCGTCGAACAGTTTGCTGTTGGTTCCAAACATCAGCATATTGGCCGGGGTCATACCCCCGATATCAATGCCTCGTTCGTTGTCTGGAGTGTTCTTCACGAGCTTGGCTTTGATCTTGCCAAGGTCATAGAGTTCGAGGAACACGTTCAGAACCTCATTGTTGCCCAGCAGGTTCGAGCCGATCTCATCCATCTGGAAGTTGATCGAGCCTACACCTGCAAGCAACAGTTTGTAGCGAAGCTGCTTTACAGCAGGACCAGTGCCTGAGTCAAAGATGAAGGGAGCATGTCCCTGCTTCTTGAAGTCACTGTCTAATGCTTCTTTTTCTTTGGCTTCATCTCCACCCTTTGCAGCAGCGATATCCACTGCGAGATTGAAAAGATTGGTTTCAGCAAGGTTGTAGAAACTGCCGTGCATGAAATTTTCACGAAAGTCAGCCAGCACATTTTCCATCAAAGAGACAGAATGACCCTTACCAAAGCCAGATGTGGCCAAGGCAATCGAATAGATGTTCACAGGGATCTTGCCACGTTCTGGGCTGTTGATCGTGGTTCTCATAGCCGAAGGCATCAAGCCAAGGAAATAGGCTACCTCAGCTTGAAAGAAGTCACGATTCACGTTGCCAGTTCGATGGCAGAGAAGATCCACAAGTTCTTCCATTGCGGGATGGTGCGGAATGCTCTCGATGACCGAACGATCATAGAAGTTAGTCATCTGGGAAATACTCCTTGCGTTGTTCACAGACCGGAAAAGCAGGGCAATACTCACATGCCTTGACCTCACCCTTGACGGTGACGATGGTTCCTTTGCCTTTCAACTTCAGATGTGCATCTGCGTCTGCATAGTTGTCGAAAGATTTCTGAGCACGCCCCCCTGCTTTCGCAGTCTCAGGGTTGGCGTAATACTTGAAGCTGTCAGGTTGTTTCCACAATTCCTTGTCAGAACACCGAACCATTTTGTCTTGGTTTTTCACATGCTTGGCGTTCTTCTTGATGTCTTCCAGCTTGTCGAGGATCCACTGTTCAGTCTCTTGGAGAGACAAAAGAGGAAACTCTTTGTGAGCTACCTTCGCTTGAGGATAATTCGGATCAGCCTTGGCACGAAACTTCTGCCAGTCGGTGAAGATGAATTCGATCCTCATCTTATCCTTCCAGATCAATTCCGGCATGATGAACCGATACATGGATCCTTGAAGGATATAATCTTCATCCTTGGTTCCACTGGTATAGCTGAAGGTCGAAGTCGTCTTCACATCACGGTATGCACCGTCGATGCTGAAATCGAGTTGCCCGGTGAGGACGATTCCACCGATCTCCTTGAAGCGGCGCTGCTCCAAGTAAATGGGGATGTCGTCCTCACCGAGCGTAGAGGGATCTGGATTGATCTTAACCCGGTCAATCACTGACTGGGGGTAATGGAGACGCCGCATCGCCCCCGCCCAGTCGCCCTCTATCCAAGCTCGCTCCACACCTTCGTGAGGCGAGTGTCCCATACGTGAAGCAATCAGATCACTCACGTCCATGGTTTCAGCAGTGTAGTCTACCTGTCGTTCCAAGATGAGCCTACGAGTAGGCTTCATCAAGGTGGTGACAGAGATCAACTCACCTTCCGGTGCGACATCTGCCCCACTGTAGTAGCCCTGCTGAAGCAGCCAGACTGCAATGGGAAGGTCGATTTGATGTTGGTTGGTGAGCTTTTTCATGCTGCTATGCCTTTTTCTTTCAGCTTCTCTTTGTGTTTGATAATCCGTTCGATGATCACTTCTTTCGAACAGTCGTTCGGAAGATCAAACCCATGGTTCCAGTTCGGGTAGAAAATCTCACATGAACCAGAGAGCTTAACCTCATCATGCCAGATCTCAGGATCTTCCTGCCAAGCCACCTCTTTGGGGAGATGTTTGTTGATGTACATCAGGGGGCCGAAGCCATTGTCCCTCACGAGGTAGTATTGAGCATCGTGGATGTGAGCACATGGTTTGATGTCCATGGCGTATTCCGATTCTCTCACTCCCTCCATGAAGGCAGCAGCGGCCCTGTTGTTCAACATGCAGTAGGACTGCCCCATGGCATTCCCTGCTGTCCTCCCCTCAGCAGCAGCTTCCTTGGGCGTCTTGTTGACCCCGTAGATGGTCTGTGCCAGCAGAGGTGTCCTAACCCTCAGACCGAACGCTACGGTTACGTAGCCGTCCTTGGTGGCCTGTTCCAGCTTGTCCTGCACATACTGTATCGAGACCTGATACATTTTCTTGTACTTGGACTCGATGTCCTGAGCTTTCTCCTTGCTGAAGCCACAGTTGATCATGAGAGTATGAAACGTCCCTTGATAGGTCAGAGCGAAGGTAGGAGCCTTCGATTCCTGACGTAGTGGCTTGTACTTGTCAGCGATACTGTTGATCGACTCCACCGAGGTAGGGTCGATGTCTGGCATCTGATGTCCGAAATACCCGTAAGCTCTCAGACTGTGACCATCGTAGCCGTCGGTGTAGACCTTCAGCTTCTCAGGATCCCGTGTTGTCAGAGCAGAGATCTTGTCCTCCAGAGAGTCAAAGTCGAGGCCCACAAAGAGCCATCCGGGAGGAGCTTCAAAGCACTCTTTGACGAGCTTTGCAAGCCTCGACTTCAACGGACCCCCAGCAGAGCTAGGGATGTTCTGAAGATTCGGATTGTTTGATGACAACCGACCAGACAAAGTGCCACCGAGTCGGAAGTTACCGAATAGGTAATGCCATCCATCTAATCCTTGCTTCGCTTTCAGGAAGGCAGGGATGAAGGTACTGATGATGATTGCTGAAGCCTTGTACTCAAGCAGGATCTCAAGAAACGCCTTGATGTCCTCAGAAATATTCTGCTTCAGAAGTTTCTCCAGAGTGTCTGCACCTGTCGATGGAAGTCCTGAATCAGTCAGATCCAGAACAGGCAAACCAAGGAACTCCTGAGAGTACAGGAGTCTTTGCAACTGAGGAGCAGAGCCGGGATTGAATTCAACCACCAGATCCTTGGTTTTACCAAGATCTTCTCTTGTTACGACTTTGGTTTTCAGCTTCTCGTTCTTCTTCACGAGAGCCTTTTCCTCCATCTGATACAGGAAACCCTGTACGATCTTGGTCTGCATCATGCGAGTCACACAACGATTCGACTCAGCATTCAACTGCTTGTCGAGAGCTTCCACTTTCGACATGTTCACCGGTAGACCGGTAAGCTGCATCTGAATGATGTCTATCACCCATTTCTTGAAGTGCTCGACATAGATCTTCATCTGATCGTCAGCCGTCAGAGTATCCCAGTGTTTGTTGTAGACATACCAAGTCGATAGTCCGTCCACGAGGTTGTATTCCAGCAGGGCTGGAAGGTCGATCAACGTGATGTCCTCGATATCTTCTTGGGCATAGTTGCCTGCAAACTCTTGGGCTTGAGCCTTGAGACCGAGTTCATTCCCGGCACAAGAGTTCGTTGCGAGGTACGTGATCAACTGGGTACATTCCCAGTTCCGGAGCATCACCCGGAGACCTTCCAGCAATCCTCGTTGGTCGAGGATATCGTCCATGAACAACTGGTAGATCAGCACATAGCCGTCATAGCAGATGTTATGGTAGATCATGCGTCGCTTAAAGCGATAGAAAAACTTCTTGAGAGCATTGCGAAGCTCTACAGATTCCATCTTGGTTTTGCAGTCATCCACCTCAAAGGCGATACCTTCGTGCTGGTTCCAGCAGAAAGTGATCGTACCGATCCCAGCATCATAGTGCTTCAGAGAGAAGCCTTCGATGTCACAGGTGAGGTCACAGTCCATCTCGATCAGCTTGTCCAGCCAGTCGAGCTTCTCCTTCAGCGTAGATGGATACGTGGCTGAATGGATGATATCAGATCCGAGCTTCTTGTGAGATCCGGCGTAGAAGTTGGTAACGGCCCGGAGTGATTGATCAATCTTGGCTTTGGTTTTGTCCGGATCGTAGAAAATACGGGAGTAGTTGGGGCAGTAGGTTGCTTTGAAACCATCTTCCGTAGGAAAGATATCACCGATGTTGGCATCTGTTTTTCCCTGCTTTGTCAGTACCTTGAAGTATTCCGAGTTCGTCACGATCAGGAATTCGATCCCTGTATTTGTGAGATTGGGCAGAAGTTCTGCAAGGTATTCCTTGATGTCTTTGGGAGAGGTTTTCTTCTTGGTTCGATCCAAGAAGATGTCACATATCATGATCTCTTCGTTCAGAGATTCGAGTATCGGCATATAATGCTTCTTCACCTCATTGACTTGGATTCGGGGAACAAGAATGGCGATCCGTGCAGGACCACCTTTACCGATGATCTCGTATCTCATAGCGATTCCTCACATGTATCACAACTCCTCGTAAGGAGTCTCCCCTCGATCATTTTTCCATGATCGGGTTTTCACTTCTGTGTTACGTTCAAAGGCAACACGCTCGTCAATAGCTTCTTGAGCTTTAGTCGTGCTAACACCTTCGTAGATGGTTTCTTCATGGACACTCACCCAACGGCGAAAAGGCCAAGTCCCTATCAGTTTCTGTGTGACGAAGAAGCTCTTAACCACACCATTGAACTGGGTGTCAATCCTGTACCGAGTTCTGATCATGAGAAGTATCTTTCTGGTAGGTTGCCTCTGATGTAGAGGCGATTCTTGGGACGAGTCAGAGCTACATACTGAAGACGGGCTGTCTGCTCAGCATTGGTTGACTTTCCGATGTCTGCAAGATCCACAATGACAGAATCATACGTGGAACCCTGAGCCTTGTGAGTGGTGCTGGAAGCCACACTTCGAAGGTCTGGGATGTTGTCTCGGAACTTGAAGTACCGATCCCACTTCTTACGAGATCTCCAGTATTTCAGAACCTGCTCACGATCTTCTGGATCTGCACAAACTTGGACGCTGTAGATCTGAAGAGTTTCAGGATCCCTTACTTCCAGATCAAACATCTCAAGCTCCTCACCCGGCACCCAATTGCGGTCGATGTACTTGTTGCTTTTTTGCAACACTTCCACAACCTGATCAGTATAAAGCCGAGTCTTATCAAGCAGTTCTGCGGAAGAGTTGTTGGTCAACATCTCTCCCACTGCGTAGGGTTCATCATAACCACGAAGCTGACGGATGTACTCATTGTACCCAATGACTTTGGCATTGGTGTAGCAGAGCACACGCTTGTTAGGATCCTCAACATGATACTCACGTTCGAGGATACCTTTCATCTGTTCACCGTCGATGAAATCAATCACACCGGGAACCTCTTGAATCCGATGGAACTTGCCAGTCAGCACAGTGTCCTTGGCCATCTCAGCCAAGTCCATCAGAGCTTGTTGATTCGACTGACGAACAGGAATTGTGAGCATACTCTCTGAATGGTTTTTGGTGTACACTGGAGAGACATTCTCTCGGACTGGTGCCAGTTGGTTCTTGTCACCAACAAAAAGAATCTTGCAGGTGGAATCAGTACCCTTGTCGATGTAATCGTACAGGGTTTTGTTCACCATTGACGCTTCATCTACGATGATCAGAGTATTGTGATGAACTTCCCACTTTGCGGTTGGGACAATCTTCTGATCACCGGTATTGAAGTCGTTGTGAACCCGAAGATTCATGTAGCCGTAGATCGTTTGGATATCACCACGCTTGTGCTGCATGGTGTTCTTCAGAACTGCTGCTGCTTTGTTGGTTGTGGCTGTGACTGCCACATAAACCAAAGAAGAATTTGGACCCTGATGTTTCAGGATGTCCTGTTCGATTTTGGAGATGAAGAAGCTCTTGCCGACACCTGCCCCACCAGAAACTCGATGGAACTTCCTTTTGGGGTCGTTGATGAAGGCAAGCACATCCGTGAAAGCGTCTCGCTGATCTTGGTTTAGGCTCGCCATTGTTCCAAGTACCTTTCGTTGTGTTGGTCTAGATTGTGTACCAGTTCATTGATTCTGAAGAGGTGTCCCTCTTCTAGGAGGTACGGGTGTATCAAAAACACACCACGAAAACCACGGTATCTATCGGGCAGGATCTGCTCGTAAGATGAAAACTTGATGGTGATTTTGTCATCACCGGGGCCATACTCAATGGCTCGTTCGACTCTCTTCACCAAAGAAAAACCTTTGATGTGCCAGAGGTCTTTGGCATTGTGAAAAAGGTAGTCCACCTGAAGCATGTTCTCACAAATGCAGTTCATGTGAAGACCTTTGTCTAAGCCATTCATAACATTGTCATAACTGATTTCGATCATGGTTTCCTCTGTCAGAAAACCCCCCACCTTTTTCAAGATGGGGGGTGTTTGCTTCCGACAGCACCAAATGCTCAGTCAGTCAGCAAAGTATTAGCCACATTTGCTGTAGCCACAGTCCTGACACGTCGGGCATCCAGAGACAGTGATCAGATTGAAACCCTTGCAGCTTGGGCATTGATCAGGGACTGTCTGATCGGGCGACTGCTCTGGTTGAGTTCCTTCCTCTTCCGGCATCGGTTGAGGCACTGTTTCCGGGGTCGATTGATACCCGATGACATCGAGATGCTCTGACAGCTTTTGACCAATCAGAGCAACCAAAGAAGGCCAGTAACGACCTTCTTGCCACTGACCCCCTTTGGGATCGTGGATCTGTTTGAGTTCTTCAGCAACGAATTGCACATCACCACCACGTTGGAACACGGCAGAGATCATACGAGTCAGAGCAGCCGTCCACTGATGGTGTTCGACAGTCTTGCTGTTGATGAAGATCTCGAAGGGCATGAACCAATTATGATCAGGGTCCATGATGTTGTTGAACGTGACATAGTAACTGTCCTGTCCCCAACGGATCTTGTAGGTGGAGCCGTCCATGACTGGAGGCCGTGCAAGCACACGCATGTCACCATCGTACTCTTCGTCGATGAGCACTTCTGGTTCTTCGTCCTTCTCTTCTTCGATGAACAGGATGGATCCTGTCACGTCATTGGGACGATAGGTCGTGCAGCCTTTGCAACCTTTGTCATAGGCCAGTTCGTACACAGCTTTGAACTCATCAAAGCTGTAATCCACAGGGATGTTCACAGTCTTGGAGATCGACGAGTCGATCCATTTCTGTGCTGCACCCTGCATGTAGATGTGGTGAGCCGGATCAAGATCCTGTGCAGTTACCATGTACTTTCGCCACCAGTCATCACCTTCTTCACCACCTTGTTCGAAGAACTTGTGAACACAGTAGGTCATCACTTTCTCTGTTCGCTTGGTTCCATCCGGGTTTGTGATGTTCCGGCTGTACCAAGGAGCAAAGATAGGTTCGATCCCAGAACTGACATTCCCACCATACATAGAGATTGTCCCGGTAGGAGCGATACTCAGCAGGTGAGAGTTCCGGATACCGAACTGAAGCATAGCCTCAGTGATGTGAGGAGGAAGGAGCTTGAACATAAAGGACTCAGCCAGCTTCTCACGGTTCTCTTGGCTTTCAGCGAAGGGTGCTGGACCCCACTCTTTGGCCATTTGAATGGACTCTCCGTAAGCCCAGATGGCAATGTTCTTCATGAGTCTATCCATGAAGGCCACAGCTTCTCCAGAACCATACTTGATTCCCAGCATGAACAGCATGTCTGCCACACCAGTAACACCAAGTCCTTGACGACGCTTGAAGAATGCTTCTTCACGCTGAGCTTCCAAAGGAAACTTTGACGTGTCGATCACACAGTCAAGCATTCGCACGGCTGTACGTACAGTCTTTTCCATGGTTTGCCAGTCCGTCTGAGCTTGCTCAGTGAATGGATCATTCACCAGTCGAGCAAGGTTGATCGAACCAAGCAGACAAGCACCGTATGGGGGAAGTGGCTGCTCACCACAGTTAGAGACCAGCACACCACCACGTTCGCAGCCAAGGAAGAACCGATGGGTTTCTCCCACAGTGCCACAGAACACGTCCTGACGTTCCATGAGAGGTTCAACAGAAACAACTTTGTGGTTGGGGCGCTCATACCCCAGACGCTTCATGACCGTGTATTTGGAGCATCCCACAGCTTGTGCGATGGCAATGTAGGACATGCCCTGTTTCCGCATTTCCTGAAGATCATCATCGTCAAGGTCTTCACGATACCGCCCATTGTTCGACCCAGAATGGTCCATCTGGATCAGTTTGTTGTTTTCAGGGTGGGTGATGGAAGGATTCCTGTCACCCTGCATGTGGTAGGAGTTGTGGTCTGAACCGAGGATCAATTCGAGATTCTGAGGACGATTGTCGTCTTTGATCTCGTTTTTGTGATGAACATGAAATCCATCAGGAATGATCTCAAAAGGAACATGGTGTTCCAGCGGATTGTCGATGCCGTTGGTCAGCCGCTTGTAGCCTTTGGAGTTGGCGTTGTGGCGGTAGACTGAGGCAAGCCTCTGACCCGGAAGGAGATCACGGGCTTCGACCCGATTGCGTTGCAGATCGAAGAATTCATGGGTGTGCGTGCAGTCGATGGTCGTGCCATCGTCCAGAGTCACACGGAGAATTTCTTGATTCTCGGCTGTTTTGAAAACATCCATGGGGCGGTAGACCAGCTTGCCCACTTGGTTTTCAGTCAGGACAGACACACGCTGCCCTTCCAGTTCAGCAAAGGTCTTGAGACCTTGGTCGGTCCAGAGGGTTTGGTTGCCTGCAAAACAGGGGTTCGTTGCCCGAATCTCTTCCAAGAACCAGAGATTGTTATGCTTGTTGATTCGGTCGATGAAGATCACACCCGGCTCAGCATAGTCATAGGTGGACTGGAGGATGAGATCCCACAGTTCCCGAGCCTTGACCACTTCGTAGACCTCACCATTGAACTGAAGAGTCCAATCAGCATCATTCTTCACAGCATCCATGAAGGCATTAGTCACCAACACAGACACATTGAAGTGCCGAAGACGTGTCGGATCCTGCTTTGCTGTGATGAAGTGTTTCACATCAGGGTGTTCACAGTGCATTGTTGCCATCATGGCTCCACGACGGTTGCCTGCTGACTCGATGGTTTTACACATCCAGTTCCAGACATCCATGAAGCTGATAGGCCCACTGGAGAAGCTCTCTACGCCCTTCACAGGTGCTCCCATGGGACGCAGAGTCGAGAAGTCGTAGCCAATACCACCACCTTGCTGCATCGTCAGTGCAGCTTCCTTCAGATGATCGAAGATCCCATCCAGACTGTCAGGGATTGTACCCATAACATAGCATTGCCCCGTGTGGATGCCGAGATCGAGTTGCACCGAATCCGTCGAAAGAACACGAGGACAATAGACCGGCTCCGGGTCCGCATACGACCCAATCTCGATAACTTCCCAGCCGGGTTCCGACGCCACGAAGTTCGCAAGATGCTTGGCAAGAAGGAAGTCATCTTCGGTCATCGTCCAGCGGTGGAAGCCGACATTGAACAGCGGTTTGTTGCGAGGCCCAAGATTGGTCTTCGTAGGTTGCGCCGTAGCGAAGGAAACCTCCATCCCGGCAATCGCACCGAACTTGCGAAGCCATGCGAGTTCTTCTTCCCCGCAGGAAAGAATGGCCTTCATATCACGGGCACAAACGCTGCCATCCGTGGCGAGCCAGCCACGAAGAAAGCCCGTGAGGTATTCGACATTGTGGGTGATCGAAGACGGGAGAGCCTTCAGATCAAGACGAATACCCGTAAGACGAACGAGGGGGTCCCCGTCGAAACTGGGCGGTTCCGTAATAGCGACACCCGGATGCGAATCGAAGAACTCGATAAGATCAGCCTTGTCCCCGCAGAGGCGGATACGGAACGAACGAAGGCCCTCGGTGTTGGTGGATTCCAAAGAGCCATCACCGTAGATCAGGCCGTGGGCAACTCCGAGACGGTAGGACGGGCAGTCTTCGACTTCCTTACGGCGGACGAACTTCAACTTGTCCCCAGCGGCGAGTTGTTCTGTGGTTTTCTCAGAACCGTCGGCCATGACCCAGCGATGCCCAGCAGTCGCCCGGATCGTCTTGCGCTTCCGACGATTATATCCGCCTGCGAGAATGACATTCGCCACGGGCTGTTCTCCGAACGAGTTGATCGGAGCAGCAATCCATTCGCCGTTCCCGTCGAGAACATGGACGTTCATGCCCGCGATCTCGCCAATCTGCACGAGGCCGTGTTCTTTCGTCAGAATCGTCGTGTCGGCAGCGAGGCAGTTGAAGAGCGTGACGTTTCGCTCCGTACCAGCACCACTGATGATTCGTCCTGCTGGCAGGAATTTGAAATCATACAGAGCAGAAAA